CCACTTACTAGCGAAGCTGCTCGCCCCGCCCAGGATGCTCGAGACCGCCCCAATGTCGCCCGCCTGCTTGGCAAAAGCACCCGTCGCCCGGTCGAGCCCCGCCTGGGCGACATAACCCGTCGCCTGCGTCTGGTAGCCATAGGCCGTCAAGGCGCCCTTCTGGACATCCTCGAGCGACGTCAGTCGGCCGACTTCCCCCGTCCCGGTGCGCACATCCACGGGCGATCCCGTCGTCGGGTCCAGCCCGGAGGCGGAGGCGCCCGCCACCTCGCGCCCCAGCGTCTGCCGGGTCTGGAAGTCCGTATTCTGCGCGTTCACCGCCGCGGCCTGCGTCGCGTACTGCGCGTTCTGCCGGGCAGTGGTGGCGTTGTTCTCGGCGACCTGCGCCTGGTAGTTGGCGCTGGCCTGCTGCGCCTCGGCCGTCTTCTCCGCGCCGATCGCCCCGACCCCGGCGCTGAGGACGGTCGCGCCGAGCGACACCACGGCCATGGTTACCGGATCCATCACGCTCTCCCGATCGTGAAGTTCAACACGCCGTCTTCCCCTGGCACCAGCGTGCCGCCGAGCCATTGCAGCCACTTGACCGAGCGCTGGTTGTCGGCGAGCACCCAGCCGTGGATAAAGGAGAACCGCTTGAGGATCTCCTCGGCCATCAGCTGCGAGTGACGGACAAAGACAAACGGATGCTCGTCGACCAGCTGCGTCGTCAGCATCCACAGATAGGCGCTGTCATTGAGGATCACGTTTGCCCGAACGCCCCACACACAGGCGACCTGGCCGTCGATCAGCCCGGCACGGGCCATCGTCGCGTAGCGGATCTCATCGAGCAAAATCGCTTCCGGTGCGGTGCATTTCTCGACATAGCCTTTATCGAAATCGCGCAGATGGGCCAGCGCCTGTTTCACGTGGAACGGTTCCGCCTGGACGATCTCGACCGGGATCATCGCGCTCCGTCCCCAATGCTGATCTCGGGGATCACCGCGAGCACCGTCGCGGGCAGGGGATCGTCCTGCTGGATCGCGATGCTGCCGCTGATCTGATACATCGGATCCATCACCAGCCGCATGTCGCCGGTCACGAGCCCCGGTGGCGCCGGCCAGGCCGCCGGGTCGGTCGACGAGATGCCCGGCCGGAACGGGGTCAGCGTGGCGAACGTCGTGCCGATCTTGAGACCCGCCGTCTCCTTCACCCGCGTCGACATCGCCGCGATCTTCTTGCGCTTCCCCTGGATCGACCCGCCGCCTTCGCCGACATCGAGGTACAAGGTCTGCAGCTGCGCCTGGATGGCGAGCCCGGCGACGATGTTCGACGCTGCGGTGCTCAGGGTTATCGCCCCGCCCGAAACCGTGAACGGTCCCTGCGGCACCCCGTCGGCCAGGGCCATGACCGCCCGGCCGTTAAGATGATCGAGTCCGCTGACGACAGTTACCGGCGAACCGCTGTACGACAACGCCGCGTCGAGGCACCAGGCGGTCGACACCCCGCCTTGATATTGCCGGTCGCACAGCCGTTCGATGAACCGGTTGCCGCCGCGGTTCACGACGAAGTAGACGGCATCCATGGTGCCTTCGCGGATCACCGCAACACTCTCGAAGACGCCGCCTTGGCTATCGTGGCGGGCGAACCCGGTGATCTCCTGTTCCTTCAGATAGGTCAGCGACAGCAGCACACCGTCGTCGCGGATGATCCACACGCATTTGAACGGCACGTCCTGGTAAGCCCAATCGATGATCGAGTGGGGATAGAACAGGTGGCTCGACAACAGCGTGATGTCGGTGCCGGTGTAGATGTTGACGAAGAAATTGTACTGCAGGTCGCGGATCACCGAGCCTTCGCTCTGGGCGTAGAGGATGTCGTAGTTGATGACGATCGGTTCGCAAAAAGCGTTCGCCCCGTAATAGGACTGCGGCACGACGACGGCGGAGCTCGGCGTCACGGCGAGGGGATTGGTCGCCGTCACCGCCCCGCCGGTCAGCTGCTGCACGCCGCTATCGGTAAACAGCACCAGCCCGCCCGGCATCGTTACCATCCACTCGATGGCGTTGACCTGCTGCACTGCCAGGGTGAACTCGATCGAGTCGCTGTCGACGATCGGGTTGGATTTGTCGAAGTTGTTGTAATACCCGTTCCGGCTTCCCCAGAGCGTCACCGGGTTGTTCGGCGTCGAGGCGAGCATCAGCCGCTGCTGGAAGTAGGCCGAGACGGCAGGGTTGTTGTTGGTCGACCCCGTGATCACGTTCGCCGCGAACCCGCTTCCCGTCGGGCCGCTCGCGGTAATCGGCGCATTATTTGTTATGTTGTCGCCAGGATTAAGGATCGACACCGCAACGATGGAACCCGGGGAACCGGCCGTATGACTGTCGAAGATCGGGATGAGGAACGCGTTGCCGGGCACGCTGAGCGTCGTCGCGCCGATATCGTAACCTGAGCCGGTAAGGTGAAGATTAACGCCGATGATCTGGCTGGGCGAGAACGGGTCGCTGTGCGACGGCGGCGATCTGGTAAAATCGGGCACGATGTTGCTGTCGACAAACGACGGACCAGTAGAAAACCCGAGAAAGCCCAGCTGCTGCCCGAGCGAGGGGACCGAGTTTCCCGAGGTGGAGATCGTCCGGTACACATTATAATAGTGCGCCCCGGCAACCGACGGCCAGGTCAGCGTGACCGATCCCAAGGTCGAGGCCATGTCGAGACCGTGCACGTAGGCAAACCCGCTGATACTGCTTTCCTCGCCATCGGACCCAACGGCGGTCACCGCATAGAGATAGGTTGTCTGCAGCGGGTCGGTCGAGCCGCTCGGTGGGCCGGTGATCGAGGTGGTCGGCCCTAACGGCGCTGGCACCGAACTTCCGGTCTGCGGGGTGGTAAGCGTCCAGTTGGTGTCTGCGAGCCGCGACAGGATCGCCCGCGGCTGGGCGTAATTGGCACAGGTGATGTTCATGATGTCGGCGCTTTGGCTGAACTTCAAAAATGGCAAGTCCGCCGCGCCGTAAGGCGTGGTGATCGTATAGGGCGAGCCACCCGACAGGATGAACCCCGAATTGCTCGAATTCGGATAGGCCGGTGTCATCGGGTTCTTGATGAACCGCAGCGTGTTTGTCCCGAACACCAGGATGTAGGTCTGGGTCGCCGAGAACACAAAGCGGCGCAGCCGGATCGGCCCCGTGCCGGTGTTGGCGATAAACTGGGTTCCCGGCCGGGTGGAGGCGCCGCCTTTGTAATTGACAAAGAAGTTGCGCATCGTCGCGGCGCCGACGTGGAACTTGGCGAGGTCGACACGCCCGTAGAGATCGGGCGACACCTCGCCCGAGGCGAATGATGGTTGGATGATTGACGCATCAGCCATCGCCGGTCGCGACCACGATCAGCGCATCGCCGGCAGGAAAATAAACAGACCGAGCAACAACACCGCGGTGAAGGCGAAGAACGCGGAGCCGCGCGTATACGGCTCCATCGCGGGGAACGGAAGGATTGTGAGGAACCAAAGGAACATCACCATGACGAACAGGATTTCGAGGATCATTTTTCCCACTCCCTCAGACCAGCGGTGCCACCGGGAACAAAGGCCCGAGCGGATAAAAGAAGGCTTCATACCCCAGCGCGCCGCCGACGCCGCGCACCCGGATCCAGTCGGGAATGTGATCGTTGATCGTCAGCCCTTCGTTGCCGTCGACCCCGCGGGCGTTTTGGATATTGGCGTTGGCGATGGTGATCTTGTCGCGGGCCAGCGCCTTGTCGCCGGTCAGGGCCTGTGCCAGCCGCGCTGCCAGGGCGCTGACCATGGTGTCTTCGAACATTGCGTCCCAGATGCTCTCGGGCGGATTGGTGAAGGTGTAGTTGAGCAGGGCAAATTCCTGTTGGGTGAGGATCACCTGCTGCACCGTGCTCAAGGCATAGGTGAGGGTGGCCTCGAAGCCAATCCCCCCCCCCGTCGTGGATGCCTGGGAAACCGGATTTGAGGGAGGTGTTATATATCGTCCGGGGTTGAATATGTTTACGGCGATGGGACCTCCCCCACTATCTATAGCCTGTACCTGAAGCACGGTCGGGGCGGCCGCGTTTCCACCGGACATCGTTATAAGATCTCCAGCCAAATAGTTATTTCCATGCACCGCGGGGACCGCAACGGTAGCCCCTTGGGTGAAGGAAAGGTTGTTGCCTTCCTGATCAAAGAAATCGGACGCCACCTCGAACCGGGCCATCGGTAGGCGCTGCGAGATTGGCGGGTTGGTCCCTTGCGAGCCACTGAAGATCGGCGGGGCGATCGGCACCTGTTGTGGCTGCCCTATAAGCGACCGGGCGCGTAGACAGTCCTGGGGCCATATATATGAATAGACCCACGGTGGAGCTGGATAGGCGGGACTCCATCCGCTCAATGTGGCGGGGGTTGGGTTCTCCGGCGTACCGGGCAGCGCCTTCCACATCTGCAAAGCGGCTGTGCGCGTGCAGAAATTCCAGTTGGCCGCGCGCAGAATGTGGTCGCGCACGTTGGCGTAATAGAGGCCGCAGTAGAGCGCTTCCTGGCTGCCGTCGGGCGGGGTGACACTGGTGATGGTCGAACGGGTGCCGATATCGGCCAGCGCGCGCTGACACACCGAGAGTTGTGTCGCGCCGGTGGTCATGACGGCGGCCCGCCCGCCCCGCCGGAGCCGGTGTATTCCGGCGTCCCGACAAAGTGGTAGACCGGCTGATTGTCGTCGAGCGGCCGCTCGATCGGCGGCGCGTCCAAGGGTGGCGCGCCATAGGCGCCGGGCGGGTAGAGCCCGTAAGGCCAGGGGTAACGGCCGAAGACCTTCTCTTTGGCGGTTGTCACCGCCGCCCGGGCGTCGTCGTCCAACCCCTCCATCAGCGGTGTTACGGCTGGCGGGTCTTCGACGATCACGCCCTTCTCGCGCAGCACGTCATCAATGACGTGGGCTTGGAGCAGTTTGAATTTCATCGTGCAATACCTTCTTGGCCGGGTTGATGATCCCCAGCATGGCGTCGAGCCGCTCGATGTAATGCCGCCGCCAATGCACCTCATCCTCGCGTTGCAGGGTTCGCCCCTCGGCGCGGGCAGCATCGAGTGCTTTCACCACCTCCTTGAATTTGTCGTCGCTGAGAGCATGCCCGGCGCGGGCGTGCCAGCCCTGTGGCCCGGCCTCGCCAAAGAGTTCTTCGGCGATTTCGACGCTGGTCTTCATGCGCCCGATCGGCCGATGCGGGTGGGCCGCTCATTGGGGTGGTTCATGATCGTCGGCGGGTTCTTGGCGACGATGTCGCCAGCGTCGCCGCCGACCATGCGCAGCTGGCTGAGCGGGTCGAGGCCACCCTCGCCGCAGCGGATCTTTTCATGCTCCACCGCCGTGCGCGACGCCTCGTCGAGCCCTTCCATCTCCGGGGTAGGCGGGCGGGTCCACAGGAAGGGCGTGCCGTCGCCGACCTCGGTGCCGGGTTCGAGGAGTTTGTCCTCCTCGCTGTAATGCTGTGATAAGAGACGGTATCTCATTTGTCCTTCTCCTTTCCTCCGCGGCGCACCGCGGCTTCCACCAGAACCTCGTTTGACGGCGGCGAGGCGGTCGACCCATGCGCGTTTGTCGCCGTCACGATGCAGGTGATGATGGTGCCGCTGTCGGTCGACATCACGACATAGCTGTCACCGGCGCCAAGCTCGATCATGCCGTCGCTCATCCACTGGTAGGCGTAGCTGGTCGGCTCGCCCTCCCAGTTGCCCATGGTGCAGCTCAGCGTCTCGCCAACCGTGCCGACGCCCTCGACATAAGGCACATCGACATTGACCGGCGGCGGAATGGTCGGGAAGCCGGCAAAGCCGGTGAAGACCGGATCAGGCATCATCATCTCCTCAAGTCGCAGACAACATTTTCCCAAATGTCGGCCCATTATCGACGAAGTAGAATGTGGTGGTTCCATTGACCGCCCCGGAGAATTGCTGATCGATGCCGATCGTCGGGCCCTGGTAGGTGCGGTGAATGGCATTGCCGGCGCCGGGCGCGGCAAAGGTGGCGGACGACAGGATCGGCCCGATCCCGCCCATGCTCTCGCCGTTGGCTCCGCGGCCCGCGGTGTAGGTCACCGCAACCGGCTCGCTCTCGCAGATATACATCGCCCGTGCTCCTTACATGTTGTCGTAGCCCGAATTCAGCGTCTGCCCCTTGTGCGGCTTGGCCACCGGCGCGCCGCTGTGCGGCCCGGCGCCCGGCGGGATGACCCCGGCGTTCTGCCGCGTCAACTCGGTGGTGAGCGCCGAGGTCGCCGCGCCATCCAAGCCGATCATCGCGGTCGTCACCTGGATAGTCCCGCCCGCCAGCTGGCTGATCGGGTAATCGCCGGGATTGGCGCCGATAAAGGAACCGGCGACGAGTGTGATGCTTGACCCGCTCGCCATGCGGAAAACATGGTTGGAGAGAAGTTGGACCCTCATACCAGTAGCCTCCATGTCCCGTTACTTTGCGCTGGCGAGATCAATTCGACCGGATCCCGCAACACGCCAAGGATCATCGTCAGGGTGCCACCGACATTGACATTGATGTCGGTGGGCCCCCAACCGCTGGGCGCATTGAGGTGCACGAGCACCCCGCTATAGGGGGTGCCCGCCACGGTGCCATTGGCCCCGTCGCCGACGTAGTTCACGAGGTCGCCGATCTGAGCCATTTGGCTATCTCCCCTTAATTGGCAATCACAATGCCTGGCGGGTAAGCCACCTGGTCGGTGCGGTCGAGCGCGAGATAACCAAACATCCGCCCCGCGGTGAACACCCCCGCCGCGGTGTAGCCAAGCCGCAGGTAGCGCGGCAGGCCCATCGTCGCGCCGGGACGGTCGGGCAACGGCCCGGCAATCCGCGGCAGATCGGTCGCGAACAGATACGTGCCGACCAGGAGGTTGGCCGTCACGATCGTCGGCCCGGTCGCCAGGGTGACCCAGGTCGAGTTATCGACCGAGCCCTGGATCGAAACGATCATGCTGGTGCCGCCGGCACCCGCGACGCTGACCGAGCACACCAGCTTCAACGCTGGATCGTCGCCGACGCCCATGTCGCGGGCATTGAGCAGATCGATCGTGTTGTTGCTGGCGGTGATCGCCGCGAGCATGGGGTCATCGCCCATGCCGGCCGTGCCTTGGCCAGTACCGCTACCAACGGTGGTTACACCCGCAATTCCACTGAATTGCAATGCGCCGTCGAGGATCATTGGATGACTCCTTGAGAGAGGTTGTCGAAGCGAGCGAACTCGCCATGAAGAAGTGAGGCTTTGGCATCGCGGGCGGCTTTGGCTTCTTCGATGGTGTCGAAGTAGCCGCAGAAGAACTGCTTGCCGTGGAAGCTCACGTAAGCTCGCCACTTCTGCTTATCCGGCCTCCAGTTGACGCCTCGTAAGCCGGACGTGTTGTCACTACGAACATGCGCGTTTGCGTTGTTCTGCGACTGATCGGCGAGCCTAAGATTTTCCCAACGGTCGTTGGTGGGATCTTGGTCCTTGTGGTCGATCCCGGCTGTTGGCCACTCGCCAGTGACGTAGAGCCAAGCAAGGTTTGAGGCTCGGTATTTGACGCCGTCAACGCCGATCAGAAGATAGCCTCGCGACCTCACCCCCGCCGCGTCCCCAGCAGCAACTCGGTGCCCTGTGGCAACGCGCCAGCGAAACATTCCGTTTGACGGATCGTAATGGAGAACGTACCGAAGCCTTTCAGCAGTTATCTCCACCGTCATCCGCTCTTTGAAGTGCGTCATGATTGTCACTTTACACCAAACGTGCCTCGGTGTTAAGTATAGCGTCAACCGTGCGCACAGGAATACCACGGAATGTTGTGACTACATGCCCTTCGAACTCCCTCATCTGTAGCAATACATTGGTTTTATTCATCGCCTGCAGATCGAGGTACGTGCTCACCACGCGATTACAGTAAATAACCACCCGCCCCATCGAGTCCCTGACCGACGGCGCATCCGAGTCCTGCACGGCCGAGGCCCGGGCACTGGACGTCGGCAGACGCCTCAATCCCCGCACCAGGCCGTTGAGGATGTTCGCCGCATTGACCGAGTTGAGTAGCGTGACGTCGATGTTCGCCAGCCGAACGACGTACCGCCAGTCCCGCACCGTGAGGCCGAGCTCCCATTTGAAGTGGTCGCGGTAGGCCTGGTAGGTGTTGTTGTTGCTGTCGAGGACCGGCCATTCGCCCATGTCGCGGTGCTGCAGGCCGGTGATCTTGCCTTTTGGGAAAATTCCGTGACAGGTATCGCTGCCCCAGACGACGATCCACATCGAGGTGTTGGTCGATGCCGTTCCCCCCATGTCGATGACGTTGGCGGCG